CGACACACAAAGACCACGGTACAAACAGTAGAAAGCATTCAATAATTATCAGAATGCTTGTCAATTTTGGGATTCTATTTGTGAGTCGAGTGGAGTGTTTTTGTCAGTGGTGTTGGTTCTATAAGGTTTGTTGAATTTGGGGTGCCAATTTGAACAGTGTGTCCGATACTTTTAGAAAGATGCAACAATGTCATCAATTTCATTTTGTGGTTTCTTTGGCTCATCTATGATCATTAATTGTTCCTCTTTGAATTCCCAACCAAGCAAAGCTGATAGAATATCAGTGAGCTTTTTGTTTGACTCGTCTGTGATACCCCTGTTGAAATTGTCTCTGGACTTTGGACTCATGGTCTTAAGCATGCTACTAACATAGTTATCCCAATAAGGGTGCATCAATTTTATATCAAGAGATATATCCTGGCTCTTCTTTATGTCAAGGTCCCCAAGAAGTAATTGATGTGTAGAGATGTGATAGTCAGTCTTTTGAATGTCTATAATAGAGGGTTCTTTGGATGTGGGTTCATCATCACTGCTGGCCCATGGATCATCTAGTGTGTCATTGAGAGAATACAGAACATCTAACACCTCGGCATAGCCTGTGTTTATGCCTTCTGGATCAGTGAAGCCTGTGTATTCTGGTGCAGGATCCAGATCCAGGGTTTGTAAAGATGGGATTTCAATTTGAGGGAAGCTTCTATGTGTTGGTCTCAGTCCCATTTTGATTAAGGCATTCACAAACCCCAAATTAAAGAAATCTTTGAAGGCTTCTTTATCAACTGCCTTGGTGGGCTTGTTTGGAATGACAGTCTCTCTTATCAACTTGTCCAAGACTTGAGGTTCTTCTGGGACTCCACTGATCCATGCCTTTAAAACACCAACATGACAATCCAGTTTCCATTCATCCCTCAAAAAATTGAAATCTGATGCACTTGCTTTGTAGCTGCAGATTGTGTAAAATCTATCTGTCAGACTTTCTCTTTGAACCAATCTCAGATGGGTCTCTGATACAAACAACTTCAAATACTTCCCAGCCAAGTCAGTATCATATTTTAGGTTGCTGTCCTCAACGACTGAAGCTCCCTCTTGTATTGTAGAGAATTCCTTCAAGTTGTATCTAGCACGGGGTGCTCCTACATATTTTACGTTATTTTCGAAGGTAGCTGTGGCAGGTTCATAAGTATTGAGACGGAATTCCACCATCAAGTTGTTCAATCTATCTACACTTCTCCTCAGTTTGCTGATTGAGTTTGTGACTATCTTATCCAACCGATCATTGTTTAGAACTATCAATACTGCAGCATCACCAATTAAGCCTTTCCAAACAGCTTTTCCATACCAGTCTTTTGTGACTTCATCCTGCTTTTGCACTTGAGTGAAGCCTCCTATAACACCCAGTTTGCTTATCTTAATCCTTTCCATTAGCACATCTCTATCTTCATCTTTCTCCAGTCTTCCAGAGCCATCTATTCCCAATCTTATGAAGTACTGCAGGATACCAAGAGATATTCTCCTAGAACTTGCTCTTAAATCACTGCCATCCCAAATGATGTTGTAATTCTTCAAAACCTTTACAATTTCATCATACTTAGTGTCTTGATGTAAGGGGTAGGTTAGAATGCAGGCTATATCACTCTCCATTCTTTTCTCGTCAGACAGACTCCTGATAACTTTTTCACCTGAAGTTAGAGTGTAACCGGGCACCTGATTCCTAGTTATTGCTTCATAAATCATGTCCCGGGTTTTGGATGTCTTGAGGGGGACCCCTGTTAGATGTATTTTCCTACCACCAACTATTTGTCTTGCTATAAAATTCCTTAATTGAATTTGATCTTCGAAATGGCAATCATCACTGTTCAATGTGCTGTGTGGGTCATCCTTCAACCAAGGGTAGATAGACTTGTACATATCCCAGACCCTAAGTATAGTCTTTTTATCCGAAGCTAAGGGCTCTCCAAACCAGACATATTTTATAATATTTTCCAAACTAAAAAATAGCCCTCTATCATTGGGATATATTACAATGGTTGATCTATGCATTTTATTTGAGCCGTATGGTTGCAACTGGAACTTAGCTAAATCAGCATATAGAGATTCTAGTGATTTAAAGTAGTCTAATTGAGGAAACAGACTAGCTAATTGATCTCTAGTCAAAGTCTCTTGAAGATTCAATTTGGTTGACAACAGCTTCCATAGGGATGTTTTCATGGTCTTCACCCCAGTTAAGCTTTGCCAATTAGAACCAATTGTAGTGGCAAAGCCACTTATGAGGTACACTGAAGATGCAATCATTCTAGCCACGCTATTCCCCTTTGACATGGCTGTTGTAACTGAAGGGCTGGTCAATTTAACTAGTATCTTGATTATTGAGTGTTCAATGGTTTTGCTTGCTGTGTATAAAAGGATGGGATCTTTCTCTATTCGTTCTCTCCAATCTGGACAAATTTCCTGGCTCTCCTCAATAAGTTTCATGGTCTTTGCCCTATTGCCATATCTTATCTGTGTAGCTCTAGTTAACTGGCCAGTTGTAGTGTTTGTGATTGTTCCTTGATTCATGAAGTTAGCATACAAACAATTTAGGGGGATGAATGCCTCAATTCGGAGCCATAGGTTGTAACTGAATCCCGAGAGCCCACAAGCTATTGGATTGTCCATGAGAAAGTATCCTAAAGATGGATCTGGTATTGATGCCAATTCCAATAAGTAATCGCGAGATAATTTATTACTGGTGACTCCTAACAATCTATAGTGCAAGAATGCCATCGACACTTGAGTTTGGAAAGCCTGGACGAAACCTGAGCCTCCTTCCAACAATTCTGTTGTTAAGTTGTAAATAATTTCCTGTCTTTCAACAAGACTTTCAACCTCAGGGAATTGCAAACAAGCATACACCCACTTTATTGTAGGCCTGCACAAAGAAGCCCCTATGAAAAACTCAGAATTAAATTCCATAACATTTTCTGCACAGTAGGTTGATTTTATAGACATCATTATCCCCCAGTGTTTAGACCATTCCCCTATTAACATTTGATCGGACCTGACTATTTGCATCATGGGTCTCAATCCTGGACTAATATCTTTATCCACAAATACATCCACCATTCTTGAGCTGTCATCGGAGCTAACTAAGTCAGTGCTGATGTGTCGATGGCCTGTTGTCTTCATGAACTGCCCCCAATGGTAATCTCTTAACATGATCATGCCACAATGGAACAGAGATGACGTATAGTGCAGGATGCCTTGCATCATGCCACTCTCTATGGTGATGTGTGTTTCGCCTGGTGAGATCCAACGCTCTTTTGTGGCACCCTTGAATGCATGATTCAACCTATTAAATAAAGGATTATAGAAATCAGGAGTGTCAATCCTAGATATCATGTTAAGTATTGAGTCGGGTAGTGCAATTTTCTTATGAGTCCAGAATGATAGTGCCTTCACTATGAAATTAACCCAATTTTGGGGTAGGATCCTACACAGGAATTGAGCAAATTTTGCAACATGGTGGCCTTGATTCCAGACCTTAGCATCATTAGAACTACACATGGTTATTCTATCCTTCCGTTTCTGCATTGCCGATTTGTACATGTGTTCTTGAGGCTTGATAAGCTTTAGCTCGGGGTTCATCATGGTTTCAACTGGCAAACCATCACAAAGTGCTCTGGCTATTTCTTCTATGGATAGCTGTAAAATTCTACTATAGATGTCCAACACATAAATTTCTCTTAAGCCGCCATGTTGATTCTTTTTGAATATGTCTACTCTTAGCCCCCCAGTTTTGTCTAGATTTTCAACAATTTTCCTAAGAGACAATATTGGGGTGTCTGCAAGCAATTTTATGTTCCTTAGGACTGCTATTATTGCCTTGACTCTCTTTGTTGTGTATTTGCCATTTTTGTCAGCCGCTTTCCCAACATCTGGATCATAAGTTGATGAAGCTTTCAGAGTGGCAACTTGCTCCCATGTAATTCTTTGCAAGCGCTGGAGGATCACACCTTTTAGGTGATTCTTTGGGTCTTCGGAATATAATTTCCCGTAGTGTTCTAGTATTATATCGGCAGAAGCACAAACCATCTTCCTGGACCATTCATGGAATCTATAGTCACCGGCGGGTTCCTCATCAATTCCACAGTATTCAGGTCTGGCCTTGTCTAGTTCATCTTCATATTTTAAAATCTTTTCCACTAATTTGAATTCGGCATTTGACCATGTTTTTGCATCCTTATTTGTTGCGTAACCTAGATAATACAGTTCAATTAATTGCTTCACATGCTTCACTTCTGTCCCTAGATAAGGGTTTATTAGCCCTCTCCATCTCCTCATGGGCTCCCTTGCCTCGTCCTGTGAGTCTGTTTTGGTCAACCGAACATATGGGTCAGTGGACATTGCGAAGGCTAATTTGTGTATTGTCCAAACTTGAAGCCTAGATCTAATTTGAGTTGGGAACTTTTCTAACATTTTTTTATCATTTATTTTAGACAAGGAAAATTTCTCCATGCTTATGTATCTGAATAGGGTGAACAGTTCCTCAGTCTTTGATCTGTCTTCCAGGTGTATCAGTAAGCAAAGTTTTGTCATTTTGAGGACTTCAGGCACTTTGCGTAGCTCATTTAGTAGAACTCCATAATGTCTACACCATTGGGCTAGCATTGATATAAAGAATGACTCAGCTTTAACTAAGTTAGTTAGTTTAGAGATATCAGCTGAGACCCAATCAGTGTAGTAATGGTCGTATAGTTTCATGACAGGTTTGGCTATGTTACCTGCTGCTACTATTTTGGCACTTTGAGGGGTGAGTATGGTGTAGAAGATGTGGGACTCAGCATTGGTCGGTTTAATGAGCACGAAGCAGTTCCAGTTATTCAGTTTCTTTAGTATAAATTCATCATGATACACATTTTGTTTGATTGATATGCATAGTTCAGTGGCTAAATCTGATATAAATGCACACCAGTGGTACAAATCTAGTGTTTTAATTTCACTCATGAGATCATTGATTGTGCAGGGGTTCTTGGGTTTATGGACCGCCAGTGAGCCATCCAGGATTTTTATCACTAGGTTGGTGCTATGAGTAACTTCTAAATCACTATAATCTTCAGACCTGCCAATGAAGTCACTAATGTCATCCACTTCAGTGTCCAAATGGAAAGGCATTTTCGACCACAATCTATCTCTAACAACCACCGGATTGGTTTTGTACCCTTTCCCTTGCACCCCAATCTTAGCAAATTCAATGGCTTGCTCTCTATCCAAAGGGATCCTGACTCTTTTGTATCTCCTTCTGGATGCTCTTTCTTCATCAATCACAACCTTGTCATCTTCTATGTCTCGCTCAGCCTTAATCTTCATTTCCTCGATGGAATCTTCTGTCATCCACTCTTTTGTTCTACTTTGAGACACAGCCGAAGCCCACAATCTCTCTAAAGCTGTCTCGCCCAGGAAGAATGGAGAATCCCACTCAGATGCCAATGGTGGTATTATACCCGGAACCTGTAAGACACTCTTTAAGTCTTTTCTAAATTCTGTTCCAGGTGGGTTGTTAGACACGCACATTGCCTGCAGCTCTGCAATGACTTCGCTTGGGGTAGTCGGAGTGTGATCTCTCAGTTTATTAGACAAATTCTTGATCAACAGCTCAGCATACACCTTCCTTGAAAAAGTCGAGCTCATTTCCATTGACACATCAGTGGTTATGACTCTCTCCTTAGTCAAAGGAACCAGGCAGTCTCCCTCTTCCTGGAAAGCCTCAGGAAAGGCCTTCAACATCTCATCTATGTCGTCCACTCTTTGTTTAACTTGGTCCTCACTGATCCTCAACCCCTTCTGAGTGGCTATTTTAACTATGGATCTGGCAAATCTGAGTCTAGCACACAGTTCATTAATGACATTCTGTGGCAATCTAATGGTATCAGAACATACGACTTTTGTCGAACTGACGACAATAGGGAAGAAACCAAAGATCTTTGACTCCTTTTCAGGGTAGTTTGATACTCTAAGAGATATAGCATTTAGATATTTGAATTCCTTCTCTTTATAAGCCCGTTCAAGCATGAAATGAGTGGAGATTGCATGGGTCGTGAACTCCAGAATTAAAACTCCATCTAGTGTTCTATGTACCACATCTGGAGTTCTGTTGTTGTAGCCATCGCTTTCTGGTTTGAACACTTTATGAAGTGGCTCATCAGTTGTGATACTGAGGATCTGGAACGTGAAATCATGAGGGAACGATCTCATTTGATCAGCAGTCATAATGATAGGTTTTTGTTCATGAATGCTAGAAGCTGAATCATCCACATCACAGCCCCCCCAACTTATCCTGACAGTGTTGTCTGCTACATTTAACTGGATATTTGACTCATCTATGAAGGGGGTCGCTAAAATCCTACTCTGATTGAAGCAGTTTGGTTTGTCAGTGTAAAGTCTCCCCTTAATCGGTCTGGCGGATCTGAATGTTTCCCATATGTAATCGACGCCTTGGAAGAAAACAAAAGGCACATCAACTCTTGGCTCAGCTTCCAAATTTAAAAGATCGGGATCACATTCTGATTCTGCATGTTGTCGTCTCTGCTTCTTCTGCTCCGGTCCCACTTTGTGAGATCTCACCTTCTTCCTGACTACTTCCGCCCAGGTTCTGCCTGGTTGGTAAGTGGTGTCTCTCCCTTGACTGTTCGCACTAGTGGAAGGCTCACTTTTGTCCATTTCGGAATTTGGAATGTTCCTCCTATGCTCTATATAAGTGTTTTTCCTCAAATTGTACCGTGTCA